TTCCACACAACCGACTCCACCCATAACCACTCACACGGGATTTTGTGCGAGCGTGTGCGTGTACGCGCCAGTGGGGCACCACCATCAAGGCGCGGCCGACAGGTCCGAAACAATGTGGGGGCATGGGTCCCCCCGCAGATTACTGAACCCAATGCTGGAGCAACTGCGGGGAATCGCAGGCACGGCGGCCTCACACCCAATGACACCTCCCCAACGGACCCCAACAGGCTAATGTCTCAGATACCAATCAGTCGGTACAGGCCAGGGGCGACATCCCTGTCCTCTCGGTCTTAACCTGCACCAACCCTTCAGCTGACCGGGCCTTACGCGTGGCAGGACCGTCCGGTGGCAACTTGGCTCGAATTCCGGTGGTTTCCAACCCACAGTTAAGCTGCGGTCAACGCCAGCTGTGCAAGGGGCCGCAGCAACTGCGCCCCCTGCCTCAACCGGGTCACCGCGTCATACCCAGCCCTAACCGTGCGTGCCCCCTCCAGCCACCAGTTGCCCGCCGTGCTGAGCGCGGAGCGAACGCGCTCGAGCCCGGCAGGAGGATCCGGCGACACGGGGGTGGGCACTGCAATACCGAGGTTGAAGAATGGCTGCCACTCGTGGATGCCAACGATGCGCGTGGTGGCTGCCAGCTTACCCGCAGCAAAACCCACATACATGTGGATTATAATGTTGTCGTCTCCATATATGGTGACGCCAGCGCTGGGGATGGCCTGGTAGTCCTCATTCGCAGGTGATGGCACCCACTTGGTCTCAACAGAGGTGTCGGGAACGCGCCCGTACCTCTGCATGAGCTGTAGCAGGGCGTCGACGGAGACGGTGCCTGTGGTGCACTTCAAAGGGATGCAACCCTGGGCGATTAGGCCTTGACGGTCCAATTCGGTGCCAGTGTAGTCCCCAACCATGCAGGCAGCTACCGGCCGTGTCTCAGCCGCGTTTGCCCCCAGGTACGCCCCCCCCGGTCCGGTGTAAGACACCCCGGCTCCGTAGAAGTCGAGGGAAAACGCCGTGGCGGAGGTGGTGTAACCCTTGAGGAACACACGGTTGTAACGCGGCCAGTAGGCCACCACGGCACACGTCGCCGTTGCATCAGCCAGGTTGTAAGGTGCGGCAAAGCGGTTCAAAAACCCATCCTTACCGCGGTACGCCGTGGGGTACAGCACCGAGTTGCAAGGGTCCATGATCATGTTAACATGACAC